CTATTATGTATGGTAATAAGCGAGCCGAGCTGTGGGGGCTAATGAAGGAGTGGCTTAAAACGGCGTCGATCCCTAACGACAGAGCGCTCAAGTCTGATCTAGTTGGGCCTACCATAAAACCTAATTCGTCGGGTACAATTTTCCTAGAAGGCAAAAAGGAAATGAAAGCCAGAGGGTTAGCATCGCCCGACGCTGCTGACGCGCTGGCGGTGACGTTTGCATTTCCGGTCGCGCACAGGCAGTATGTTGAAAAGCGAACAAATCGTGCGTATAACGCCAACGGTGTAACGACATCTTGGATGGGTGCATAAAATGGCTACTAAACCTGGTTTGTACGCAAACATTCATGCTAAACGCGAACGCATCGCTGCGGGGTCTGGTGAGAAGATGCGTAAACCTGGTAGTAAAGGTGCGCCGACGGCTAAGGACTTTCGTGAGTCGGCAAAGACCGCTAAAAAACCTATGAAAGGTAAATGATGCCACTTGTTAAATCAACCAGCAAAGACGCCTTCCGTAAAAACATCAAGGCTGAAGTTGACGCAGGCAAGCCTGTCAAGCAAGCGGTGGCGATCGCCTACTCAGTAAAGCGTGAAGCGGCGAAAAAAGCAAGCCCTAAACCTATGGCAAAGAAAAAGTAATGGCAACGCTTAAGCAAGACCCTACAGGTATTGAAGGCGCGGGCAAGGTATCGGCTCGCGGCGGTCCTGACCAGAAGGATCATCGAGATACGTTGCAACTGATGCGCGACCGGCTACGGCAAGCGATTGGTGCGTACTCAGAGAGCCGTGAAGACGAGCTTGATGATCTGCGTTTTATGGCCGGTTCGCCAGACAACCAGTGGCAGTGGCCGCAAGATGTATTGGCAACGCGTGGGTCGGTGCAAGGGCAGACGGTCAACGCAAGACCTTGCCTGACTATTAATAAACTACCACAGCATGTAAGACAAGTAACTAACGAGCAGCGCCAGAACCGGCCAAGCGGCAAGGTCATACCTGTTAACGATCAAGCCGATGTTGAAGTTGCCGAGGTGCTCGACGGCATCGTGCGGCACATTGAGTACATGTCAGACGCTGACGTGGCCTACGACACGGCGTGCGAGAACCAAGTCACTTATGGTGAGGGTTACATTCGTATTCTGACGGAGTATTGCTACGAAGATAGTTTTGATCAAGACATCAAGATCGCTCGCGTACGCAATAGCTTTAGCGTCTACATGGACCCACTAATCCAAGACCCATGCGGGGCAGACGCTGAGTGGTGCTTTATTACTGAGGATTTGCTTAAAGAAGACTACCAGCGCATGTACCCCAACGCTGCACCGCTGTCTTCAATCATGGCGCAAGGTATTGGTGACCAAGATATAAGCCAGTGGATTACGGAAGATACGATCCGTATTGCAGAGTATTTTTATATCGCGCATAAACAAGAGACGCTTTATCTGTACCCAGGTAATCAGTCAGTCTTCAAGGGGTCTATGGAAGACGATCAACTGCGGGCCATGGGGCTTAGACCCATACGCGAGCGCCGTGTAGATCGCAAGAAAGTCATGTGGATGAAAACCAATGGCTTTGAGGTGCTTGAAGAGCGCGAATGGGCGGGTAATTGGATTCCAGTTGTGCGCGTAATAGGTAATGAGTTTCAAGTTGATGGCCGCATCTTTATTTCAGGCATCGTACGCAACGCTAAAGATGCCCAACGGATGTACAACTACTGGACAAGCCAAGAAGCTGAGATGCTTGCGCTTGCACCTAAAGCGCCATTTATCGGTTACGGCGGTCAGTTTGAAGGCTATGAGTACCAGTGGAAAACGGCTAATACACAAAATTGGCCGTATTTAGAGGTCAATCCTGACGTTACCGACGGTGCTGGATCGATCTTACCGTTGCCGCAACGTGCTGCACCACCACTGCCGCAAACAGGTCTTATTCAGGCCAAGATGGGTGCGTCTGAAGACATCAAAGCTACCACAGGCCAGTATGACGCAAGCCTAGGGCAGGTGTCTAACGAACGTTCTGGCCGTGCTATTTTAGCAAGACAGAAGGAATCTGACACAGGAACATATCACTACGTTGATAATTTAGCCCGTGCTGTACGGTATGTGACGCGTCAATTGGTTGATTTGATACCAAAAATCTACGATACGCAGCGTATTGCTCGGATTATTGGTATCGACGGCGAAACCAACATGGTCAAGATCGACCCCTCGCAACAAGAGCCGGTTAAGAAGATTATCGACCAGACAGGTGTGGTGATCGATAAGATTTACAACCCATCAGTTGGCCGATACGACGTGGTGGTGACCACAGGCCCAAGCTACATGACCAAGCGCCAAGAAGCTATGGACGCTATGGCTCAGATTTTGCAGGGCAACCCCAACTTATGGGCTGTTGCAGGCGACTTGTTTGTTAAAAACATGGATTGGCCTGGTGCTCAAGAGATGGCAGCACGTCTTCGCAAGACCATCGACCCGCAACTGCTTGCTGATCAAGACAACGATCCTGCGCTACAAGCTGCTCAGAAGCAAATTGAAGCGATGGGCGCTGAAATGCAACAAATGCACGATATGCTTATGAACGTCAATCAGTCGATTGAGGCTAGGGACGTTCAAGTACGTGAATTTGAGGCTAAAATCAAGGCATTTGATGCCGAAACCAAGCGTATTTCAGCGACAATGCCTGGTATGACGATGGAGCAGATTCAAGATATTGTGATGGGGACACTTGCTGCTGCACATGATGTGGGGGATTTGATACCACCTCAGCAAATGCAAGGCCTAATTATGGAAGAACCAGACGATATGGGACGTGAAGCTGCTATTATGGCTCGTCAGGAAGAAGCTCAACAGGCCAGACCCATGCCAAACGTGGTGCCACAGGAGGGCCAAGCATGAAATGTGCTGACTTTATAGGCATGTTGTTTTTGGCTCGTGATGTTACTCACTCAGTCCATCTAAACACACGCAGCTACAGCAAACATAAAGCGTTAGGTAAGTTTTATGACGAAATTGTTGATTTAGCGGACAATTTTGCTGAAGCCTACCAAGGTAAGCATGGTCTAATTGGCCCGATTTCGTTGATGAACGCAGGTAAAACCTCTAACATCCTAGATTTTATGCAAGATCAGGTTGATGAGATTGAAAAAATCAGGTATGAAGTGTGCGGTAAAGATGAAACCGCGCTGCAAAATATTATCGATGAAATTGTCGGGTTGTACTTAAGTACAATCTACAAAATTAAGTTTCTTGCATAAGGAACCACGATGGAACTTCTCAATCCAATGGGTAAGACGGATTACCCTACCTACACGGCTACAGCCGGTGCTACAGCAGGCAACACGACAGCGTGGGGTGCAGGGCCACAAGGCGTTTTAGTATGGTGTGATGTGGCATGTTATGTTGAAGTTGGCGTGGATGCTGTAGCCACAACGGCTAGCACGGCCATTACCGCTAATACGCCGATCCCGTTTGTTGTTCCCTTAAACACCACAGGCGCTCCGTGGCGTGTTAGTGTGCTACGTGTTGGTGGCACTGACGGAACAGCTTACTGTAAGCCAATAAACAAGCAATGAGTTACTTTGGTGTTGATCTTAGAAATTCTGTCGCTATAGGATTAGCCGGTATTGCATCGCTATTTTCCGGCTCTAAGGATGTACCTACACCACCGTCTGGCAATTTTATTATCTTAGAAACGTCTGGCTATCTTGTGCAAGAAGTAGGCACATCGCCAACTAATCGTTTTGAGCTGGAGTAAGGCATGGCAGATACAAAAATCAGTGCATTAACAGATGGCAATCCAGCGCAATCAGGTGATGAAATACCCATAGCGCGAAGCGGCGCTAACTACAAAATTACAGCAGGCAGTATTGCATCGCTTGGTGGTGATGTTGACGGGCCTGCATCTGCTACGGATAACCAGATTGCGTTATTTGACAGCACGACCGGCAAACTGATTAAAGCAGCAACCACAACAGGTCTGTTGAAAGCATCATCAGGTGTTATTGCAGCGGCAACTTCCGGTACAGACTATGCGCCTGCAACGACAGGCACTAATGCTCAACTGCTGGCAAACAGTGGCTCTGGTGGTTTTGCTAACGTTACTGTTGGGTCAAACCTCACGCTTTCTGCTGG